TATACGATGCGTGATATTGGTAAGTTAGAAAAACGTGTTGAGCGTTTAGAGTATTACACGACATTAAGTATCCTAGAGCAACAAGCTCTTAACATGCAAGTAAAGGATGTGTTGGGTATTGATAAAACCAAGAGTGGTTTTGTTGTTGACAATTTTGAAACTCATCAAATTGGTAATATCAAGTCTTTAGATTACTTGTGTGCTATTGACCCACAACAATCTGTTTTGCGTCCACAATCTAAAGAAGATAGTTTTTCTTTGATCGAAATTAATACTAGAGATGAGCAAAGGCAACTAGACGGATATCAAAATTCTAATGGCGTCATTACACTACCATATAATAATGTTTCTTATGCTTCTAATGCATTTGCAACTAAAACTATCAATCCGAATCCATTCGTAATTCTACAATATGTGGGTGATGCGGCATTAATTCCAAACATTGATCAATGGTATAACACAACGGTTGCTCCTTTAGTAACAGAAAATAATACGAATCTATTTTCCATATTCCTTGGCAAAAAAGATGCTAGAGCAGCATTTTCTAGCATCTACAATTCATTCGTTATTAACTGGGTTGGTGTTAATAAATCTTTCTTTAACATTAATAGTTTTGGTGAAAGTAACAGTAGTATTTCTGATTCTACGGTAAACTCTGCTAGTGTAGGAAGTACTTCTAATGTAAGTCCACAAAATAATGAGATTGCAAAGGGTGTTGGGTATAAAACAATTAATGGAACTAACGTTGCAAATGCATTGAGATTCTTCGCAAGATCAATTCCTGTTAAGTTTGTACTTAAGAGACTTAAACCCAAGACTCAACTTTATGTATTCATGGATCAAAGAAGTATTGGTCGTTGGGTCAATCCCGATTCCAGATTTACTGGTGTTGCCGGAAACTCTTTAACTACTTTTAATAATACTTTAACCACTGATGAATATGGTAATGCTAGTGGAATTATTTTAGTTCCTGCTGGTTATGCACCAAGAATGAATACTTCATGGTCTGGCGATGTTAATACAACGCAGTATGACACTACTTCCGAAGAATTATTCTTCTCTACAGGTGTCAAGAATATTAGATTTACTTCTAGTTCCACTGATGCCAATAAAGATTTTGTAGATAGTTATGCTGAAGTTAAGTTCTATGCAACCGGTGTTCTCCCAGAAAATCCTGCTTCTATTATTTCAACTGCTCCAGCGATCTTTAAATCAAACGAAGGTGTGCAGTTAATTGATAGTAATACAGAAAATAAATCCAGACCAAATCCTCTAGCACAAACTTTCAAAGTAGAAAACTTTGATGGTGGTATGTTTGCTACAGCAGTAGATTTGTTCTTTGCCAAGAAGAGTTCTACTATTCCATTGAGAGTGTATCTAACTAATGTAGAAAGCGAGAAACCAAGTAAGTATATTATTCCTGGGTCACAAGTTACTTTATATCCAGACACTTTCCTTAAAGTTTATTCTTCTGGAAATATTACTATCAAACTTGGTGAATATGTAACGGGTAGAAGATCTCTTGCTTCTGGTCCTATTTCAAAAGTATTGGATAGAAATAATTTTGAAGTACTCGCATCAAGTAATGGAGAGATTTCTATTACAAATGAACAGGTATACACATTTGTATTGAGTAATCATAATGGTTCTTCGTTCTTTGCTAATGAAGATATTACTCTCTCATCAGTTACCCAGTTCAACAATGCAAATAATGCCACTGTAGGATTAAAGATTGCTAAAGACTCTGGTAGAGTTGCATCTCTTGATGTTACTAACCTCGGTTCTGGTTATGAAGGTGCTACTATTACTATCGAAAGTCCTCAACTTCCTGGTGGAAGCACTGCTACAGGTTCTGCAAAAGTTGATAACGGTCAACTTTACTTGGCAGAAGTTGCTTTAGGTGGTAGAGGATATACAGACCCACCATCAGTTGTTGTTAGAGGTTCTGGTAATGGTGCTACCGGCGCTGTCATTGGATCAAAACTAACTATTAATGAACCTGCAGTAAGAATGGGTATTGCTTCTGATACTGGAGATTCTATCCAGTCTACAATAGCAACAACATTTAAATTTGATTATCCAGTATATTTACAAAATAATACTGAATATGCTATCAACATCGAATGCGATGATACTGAATATGAGATTTGGGCTTCTCGTTTAGGAGAAACTGATATTTCTTCTGGTTTAGTTGTTAATGCTCAACCATTACTTGGTTCTGTATTCAAATCACAGAATGTAGATAACTGGACGGAAGATCTGTTTGAAGATGTCAAATTTACTGTACATAGAGCAGAATTTGATACAACCAAAGTTGCAGAACTCAATATCAAGAATGAAGATCTTGGGTATGAAAAACTTGATCCGGATTCATTTGAAACTTATGCTCTTGCTAACAGTACAGCAACATCTGAACTGTTTAAAAATAATAGTAACATTGTCAAAGTTTATCATAGAGATCATGGATTTGAAGATTCTGGCATTTCAAAAGTATTCTTCCGTGGTGTAGATGATTTTGCTGGATATAATGAGATTGATATAGAATCATCATTGTATACTGTTTCCAACGTCGGTATCGATAGTTATAATATCGTAGGTCCTTCTAGAGCATCAGACACAGGTTTTGGTGGTGGAGATACTATTCTTGCTTCTTATAATAGAAAGTACGAAAAACTTTACGCTCAAATTCCTTACTTACAATTATCAAATACGAAAATTGATAGTTTTGTAAAAACTACAAATGTAGTTCCTGTAGATTCTTCTACACAAGACTACAGTTCTTATGATGTTTCTGATATGGAAACTACATTCTTAAACGAAGAACAATATTTCCTAAATCAAAAAATGATTACTTCAAGAATTAATGAAGTTGTAAATGATATTGATAGCTCTTTACAATATAAAATTAATCTTTCTTCCGAGGTATCACACCTGTCTCCTGTTATTGATTTGCGTACAGCATCTGTTAAAACTATTTCTAACCGTGTTGATAACGCTTCTGGTTCTGAAAAAAGATTTGGTAAGAGATATCAAATCCTTAAAATGTATCCCATATACAAATTTACAATCACTGGTAACAATGACGGAAGCGGTGCGGCAGATATTTTGGCAGTAACTAATCAAAATGTTACTGGTCAAACTTCCGGAGCAGAGTCTGAAGTGTTGCGTGTGGTCGATAATGATGTTTATGTAAAAATTAAAAATAGTTTACAGTTTACTGTTGGCGAAACTCTGTTCTTCAGTACCCAATCTGAAAGTGGTGGCGATTATGAAAACTTAACCATAACTATTTCTTCTTCTGGTATTTTTGAACAAGTACCTAACTTTGTTGTTGGGGCAACTGTAAATGCTATCAACCCATCAATTAGAAGTGAAAAATATGAGAACAAGATTAGCAGTAAAGTAATCTCTTGGGATTCCAAAACAAAACTACTAACTGTAGAAAATGATAAGCAACCAATTAATAATGATTTTATTAGCGTAATTACTTTAGGTAGTGATTATGCAAGGAAAAGTCAAACATCAGATCAAATTGCTGATATTTTCAGGGTAGGTGATTTAATTGACTTCGACGGATCATCTTTTGAAACCTCCAAATTTGCAGAAGTTAGTAAAATGTCATTCAGTCAAGGCGTTGACTACGTTGCAGAAAATGGTTCTATCAATACCTCTAGTGCTTCAAAGTATGTTACCAAGGAGATCTTCATTAATAATCCAGCATCTTCTATCAATACATATTTGACGGTAAATGTCAGAGACATAGAAAACATTAAAGTATTCTATAAGATTAAACCTGCTGCATCCCAGCAGAATTTTGATGATATTAACTGGGAATATTTTAATGGTACTGGAGCTCCTGATCAACTTAATGAAATTGCAACAGCAGAAAATAGTATTTCAGGACAATTTGAGAAGCAGTCTTCTTATCAAGAATTGAGATATAGTGAAGAGGAGTTAACAGAATTTTCTTCTTTCGCTATTAAGATCGTCATGAAAACCGACGACCCTTCATATGTCCCCAAGATTCAGGATCTGCGAACAGTAGCTTCATTCTGATATGCAACGTTATATAAAAGTTGAGGGTCAAGATGGATTTGTTAGAGATGTAACTACAGGGGCAATTGTTTCAACTGCTCCTAAATCTTCTCGCAAATCTTTTTCTAATGAGTTCCGAAATGTAGTCTCTGAACTAAATACTTTGAAGGAAGAAATGTCCGAAATAAAGTCCCTCCTTAAGCAGTTAATCAAATGACATTACGTAACGTACCAAATAGTTTTACGCTGGAACAACAGCGTCAAGAGGTTAATGAAATAGCAGTAGACTTGGATACCGCTGTTGATGGAGTACAAACATTTGGTGGGAGCAAAACATTTTCAAATGATGTAACATTTTCAAGTGATGTAACGTTTCAAGCACAAGCTTTCTGGGGAGACGGAGATCAGGCAGTCTTTGGTGCAGACAGTGATATGTTGCTATATCATACAGGACTTGTTGGATTGTTAGAGAATACTACTGGAGATTTTTATTTAAGGTCTGGTGCAGGAACTGCAATTCATATCGAACCTGCTGCTGGGGCAGATAGTATCATTGCAAACGCTGGTGGTAATGTAGAACTTTACTACGACGATGTTAAAAAACTCGAAACTAACCTTACAGGTGCATCAGTTATAGGAGATCTTGATTTAAATGGAGATTTGGACGTACAAGATTTTGTAACTTTATGTTCAACTTCTGGAAATGTTGTTCTAGGTAGTTCGACGAACCCTAATGCCAACATAAGTATTTACGCTGGTACATCTCCTGGAACTACAAATTATTTTCAGTTACGTGCAAGTAGTAATGAAGCTTATATTACCAATACCAGTGGATCTGGTAGTGGCGGTGGTATGAACATTTCTGCTCGCACTACTCTCGGATTGTATTCTGGTGGTACTGGAGGACAGTATATTAGTTTTATTGGTGATAGTAATGGTGCTGCAAATCTATACTATCAATCTCTAAAGAAACTAGAGTGTACTGCTACTGGCGTAACAATCACAGGAACATTAGTTGCCGATGGATTATCTGGTCCTGTAACGGGTAACGCAGACACAGCAACAGCACTAGAGACAGCAAGAACTATTGCCGGTCAGTCATTTGATGGTACTGCAAATATCACCATCGCAGCCACCGATCTATCCGATACCGACCAGGCACTTGCTACTACTTCTGATGTTACCTTTAATACCGTAACATCTGATTCTGCTACATTTGATGGAGAAACTATCGTCAAAGGCAATCTTCTAAAGCGCACTGCTGCAGGATCTACTGTTGTTGCTCTCCGTGATGACTATTTGAGAGTTTATGACTCACCTGTAAGTTATGACGATTACAAGATCAGTCTAGAAAAAACAGGTGCTGGCCTTTTTGGAGCCGCTTCAAACTCTACAGGAAATAATGGTGTATTAGTTGGTGGTAATAACGGTTCCTTGAATATCTACACTGATAGATACACAACAGACTGTTTCCAAATTCTTAACACAACTGGTAGTGGTACAAACATTGCACTAAAGGCTTACGGTAATGGTGATGTTGAGATTGCTGGTATTATTCAATCAAACACCAAGAGTGCAGGGAACATTGAATTAGATTCAACTGGTGCTTTTACTTCTCCTCCACTAAAATTATTTGCTAATACTGGAGACATCTCTACAGCAGGTACTCTTACATTTACTGGTCAAACTAATAGTGCCACAGGCACTGCATCTAGCGATGCTCTTGATCACTACGAAGAAGGAACTTGGACACCAACATGGGGATCTACCACAGGATCTATTACTAATATTACCTATGATGTTCAATCTGGATGGTATACCAGAATTGGTAATATTGTTTATGTAACTTGCAGACTTCGTAGTACCGCAACTGATACTAGTGGAGCAGGCGGTGGTCTTTTAGTTACTGGTCTTCCATTTGTTGCTAGAAATCCTCAAGGAACAGGTGGAGCTGCTGCATATAGCGGGATTGATTTTCCAGACACATCTGTACATGTAGTGACAGAGATAAGAGAAAATACTATTCAATTTTATGCTGGACTGTACACACTAGACAATGGCAACTTTGGAAATCTTGGGCCAGGATCTTTACAATCATCTGGACAAAGTGAAATCAGAGTTTCATTTTTCTATATGACTGACACTTGATAAATACCCTTGACATGATATATTAGCTATGGATACATCAAAAATGCGAGAGGAATTCTTAACCCAACTGAAAGACTACGAGTTTAAAATCAAAAGAGGTGAAGAAGAACTCGCCAAATTGAAAGAATATAAGTTGAAACTTGAGGGTGGGTTAGAAACATTAGACCTATTAGATAAACGAGAGGAAAATGGCAGCGATACCAGTCAACATTCTGATTGATAAAGGAGCAGACTACGGAGTTACTTTCTTTATCACCAATAAAGATGGCACCCCACTTAATATGTCGGGGTATACAGGTAATGCTGCAATGAAACAGAGTTATTCTGCAACTACTTCAGTACCATTCACCTTGACATTTGTCAATAGAACTGCTGGTGAAATTGCTTTATCTTTAACTGACGTAGAAACTTCTGCTTTAGATAGAAGAAGATATGTATATGACATTGTTCTTACAGATCCTAATGGATATAAGACTAGAGTAATTATGGGCAATGCAGAAGTAAGTCCTGGAGTTTCCTGATGGCACAGTATAACGTCAGGGTTGGTAATAATGCATATAATGTTGGTAAGCAACTACCAGCACAATATCAACTTGACGTAAACTATCAGATTCCTTCAAAGTCAACACAGTATTCTAATTTACTATTAGACAGTATTGCATCTCAATTTAATGGTACTGCTGATACTTTTAATATTACTGTAGATGGTCAATCGTACACACCATTAAATGAAGAGCAGATTTCAATCTCTATTAATAATGTAATTTTAGAACCAAAGGTTGATTACATTGTATCAAATGATCAGATTGTTTTTAGCACTCCACCTACAGGAGGTTCTGCTTTCTTTGGTGTGGCTTATGCAACAACCGCTGATTTGACCAGGACATTAAACTATGTTATCGATAGTGGATCATTTCCATTGTCAAATGGCGTGAAAGGTAATATGACTATTGACGTTACAGGAACTGTAGAGTCCTGGACTATTATTTCTGATACTGAAGGTAATCTGGAAGTAGATATTCAAAAATGCACATTTGATGACTTTCCTAATTTCACATCTATATGTGGAACAGAAAGACCTACCCTTGGTGTGCTAAATAATAGTGTTCAAAGAAAGAATAAAGACGAGAATCTTTCAACGTGGAACACTACAGTGACGGCTGGAGATATTTTCCAGTTTGAGGTCATCTACTCGATCAACATCGCAAGGTTTGTAGTTTCACTGAAACTGAAATTATAAATCATCATCATTATAAATAAAAATAAACTCGCACGAAAAAAGTAGAGGAAAGTCTTCATGGCATTGCTAGTAACCAATAGTGGTGAAATTGAATCTCTGCGTAATCTTCTGAATGCTAATCAGGCGATTCCCAGAAATTTAATCTTAAAATTATACACAACAGATACGTATCCTGCTGAAAGCGATACGCCTTCACAGACCAGATATTTTGAACCATATATCGACGGTAATGTTATCGGATATGGTCAAGCAGTAACAACTGATTATCCTGCGGTTATTAATAATAGAACAGATCAAAATTATTCAGACCAAAGAGGTATCCTTTTAAACGGAAATCGTTGGGCTATTACTACAGAAAGTACTGCTGTTACTACCGTTAATGGCGATGGCACTACAGGTACTTACCTTATTACCGTTGCTTCTAATGCAGGCATCAAGAAAGGTGATTACGTAACTGGTGGCGATGTTGGTACTGGAGCATATGTTGTTGACATTGATGGTACGACTCTTAACTTGAGTGTCAAGAACACTGGTACTTTCACTGCTCAAGCACTTGCTTTTGGCGCAGGAAGAACAACTGCTTCTTATCCAGAGCAAACTTTTACTTTCGGTGCAGCTGCTGGCGATATTTACGGTTACTACCTCGCCCGTGCGAATAACATGCCTAGCACCATTCATGGTGTTGCTGATGCTGCTTCTTGTGCTGCTGCTACCACAATCACCAAGTCTGGTATTCGTGGTCAGTTAGGAGATTCATATTTTGTCCTACCTGCTATCACCAACACAACTGCTGCTACTGGCACATCTGGCACGTTTGAACTTGCCGTTACTGCAACTACTGGTGTTGCAATCGGTCAGCGCGTAACTGGTGTTGGTGTTGCTAGTGGAACTCGTGTAGTTGGTATTTCTGGATCGGTTGTCTATATCGACACTGCGCTTTCAGGTGCTGTTAGTAACGATGTTAACTTCCTTTCTGAAGTTGCTGCAGACCTAACAAAAGGTATGGTTGTTAGTTCAAACGCTGGTAATGCTGGTCCTAACGGCGTCGATGCTGCTACTGTAATCATCGGTATCGACAGAGAGACTACTGAAGCAGATGGAACTGTTGTAGTTTATCTAAACAATGCTCTGATCGACAACGTTCAGCCAACAAACAACAACGACGATATTGACTTTGACTTCTCCGAAGTCACAGCAACTGCACACGGTCTCGTTAAAGGAGACGTTATCTATATCGATCAGGGTACTGGAAACGCAGCAACTACTGCAGGAACATACACAATCGATACAGTAGAAGATGCTAACACATTCACTACTGAACCCGCTCTTGATGGTGCTGGCGATTTAACGTTGTATTCCTCAATCTTCTTTGCAGAAAGATTCACCAATGGACCATACAGCATCCAAAACGACGGTGACCAAATCAAAGTAAGTCTCAACGTCAGCCTCGACTGATTTAATTACATTGAAATCTATATCATGGTATCAGGGGGGTTGCTTGCGATCCCCCTTTTATTTCGCTGTATGCTGATATAGATGGTATTTTCGTATGCTGGTTCTGGGTTTATATCTCCCGTAGTTGGATTTGACTTCGGGAATATTTCCTACAGCTATACACCATCTACAATTCTGCCATTTATCTATGTTGACCTGGGAACGCTTGGAGCGCCCACGGCAACAATCGATCATGGAAGTGTCACCGAACCTACTACCGGTCAGGAAGACTGGGGTGACATGCGTTATGATCAACAGACAAGATTCCCATTCGGCGTCGTTAGACTAGCGAGCAGCACGACGTTCGTTGTTAAGAAAGTATTCGTTGGTAGCGGTCAACTCTTTGAGTTGGGCGAAGCATTTACAAGACTACAAGCCCCATGGATTGTTGAAGGCACCATCTCCCTCCGAGGAGAGGCAAATGCAGCGTTCTTGTATCGTTACGACACTTCTGGTGGTCCAAACGTATACGGGGACGCTGTAGCGTCTTACAGCACCCAATACAGTGGATCTGGATCTCTATTCAGTGGATCCTTTACAGGCGAAGCAAAAGCTACGGTATATCCCGAGCAGCCTGATCTCGTAGATGGAGATACACGCAAGACACTATTTGAAGTTGGTGGTGACGCACTTGTCTTATCATCACTACTCCACATTGGTAGTGGTACGCTATTCAACATTGGCAGCACTCAACCTCTACGCACGTTTGCGTATGATGGTGCTGGAACTCTATTCGGATTTGGTAACGAGAGCAGAAGACTCACTTATTCATATCCTGGAACCGACTTCTTTACATACGAAGATTACGGTCAGGTTGCCGCATCTACAACACAACCTAACGAAGACTTTGGTTCTCTATTCAGAGATCCTGGTGATGATGTATACGAGATCTTTGATCGTGGCGAGATCCTCGTCAACTACACCAAGTCTCCATTCGGTCTATTCAAGCTTCGCAGCGAAACGATTGGCGCGAAACTTACACACATCACTGGTACTGGTACACTATTCAACCTTGGCGATGCCCGAACCAAGGGTCCTCAAAACCATTACGGCGAAGGATCATTTACAATCAGTGGTGTATCCAAGACAAACTTCTCGCTACAAGAGTTTGGTTCTGGATTCATTTCTACACTGTCTGGTGCAGCAGAAGCAGTTACTGCAAGTCCAGATCAAGAACACAAGTTACTGGACTTCACGGGTGTTGCTGGACAAAGCAGATCAGCAACACCTGCTATCCAAGGTCTCGATGTCAAGGTTCAGGGTGCTGGTCTCACCAGATTTATTCCAAGATACAATGGAAGAGTACATCTCGATATTGATGGTGGACTCGTCACAGAGAAAGTTGCTCTTGCTCATCTCGGCACAGGTGTTCTGTTCGACTTTATCGGAGCAGAAGAGAGAAGAGTATTCTCTTACAACACCTCTTCGATTGACTTCATTACCCATCCTGATTACGGATCTGTTGCTAATACAGCGACAATCTTCGATGACTATGGCAATTTAGATCTTCGATATACTGGCGAAACTGGATGGATGTCTACTCCAGACATCCGTGTCGATTATCAGGGTATTCTTGATAACTATACTAACTATCCATTCGGTCTTCTACCACTCAAAGGAACAGCAGAGACACCAAGAGTTCGTGCATTCTCTGGTTCTGGCACATTCACTGTTGGTGGTGATGTATTCATCTTTGTTCCTCCTGTATGGTCCGGAAGTGGTGATATCACCATTCAAGGAAGTGCCGAAGAAGTATTTGTATCCAGAGAACAGTTCCAGACTCTCTTCGAGTTCAAAGGAGCACTGGAAAACATCAACATCGGTAGAGGATACCAGGGAACTGGTGTTATCTCTACTCTATCTGGTGCGGCAGAATCCTTTACTGGAAACCCACAAGAAAGAGAAGCACTGTTCTCATTCAGTGGTATATCACAGACCAGATTTATTCCGAAATACAACGGACTCGCACATCTGGATATCGATGGTGGTCTTGTCACCGAGAAAGTCACTCTTAAGCATTTTGGTTCTGGAATACTGTTCGACTTTGTTGGAGCAGACGAAGCAAGAGTTTACAGTTACAATAATTCTTCCACCGACTTCCTTGTTCCGATTGATCTGGGATCTGTTGCTACTACAGCATCGACAAGTGCAGATCCAGTTGCTCTCTACCCGTTAACGGATTTTGGCACATTAGATCTTGCATATACTGGAGAGAGAGGATGGTTCTCCACTCCAGATGATAGGCAAGATTGGCAACATATTCTTGATCATGATACTACGTATCCATTCGGTCTCTTTGAGAGATTTGGTGGTACTGCAGTTCCTGTCGTTATTCTTTCTCACGAAACAGCATTTATTGATGGTGGTGATAGACTGTTCGCTTTCCGTGGCGAAGTTGGAATTCGCTTCCCCAATGTACAAAGTGGACTTGGTGGATTCCGTATCTTTGGTGCTGCTACATCAGAGAAGGTAGGTGTTGCCGAGAAGTTCCAAGTTCTATTCCAGTTTGGCGGAAGATCGGAGTTTATTAGAGCATTCTCTGAAGAAAGAGATGTTGAAATTAATATCTCTGGCCAGGCAGGAGTTACCTTTACCGGTAATACTGTTCAGGATGCGACTATATTCATCAGCGGTGCTTCTTCCGAGATTAGATCGAGAGGATACCAAGGAACTGGATTCATTTCCACACTGTCTGGTGCTGCAGAATCCTTTACTGGCAATCCAGTTGAGAGACAGATTCTCTTTGATATTACTGGTCAAAGTGTATTACGAGCAACCAAAGCACACGAGGGATCTGGAACTCTATTCGGTCTTTCAGGTGCGGCAGAATCTACAACTGTTGATGAAGTATTCGCCACGTTATTCAATATTAGTGGCGCATCTACAGAAGTCAGGGCAAGAGGATACCAGGGAACTGGAAGAATCTCTACGCTGTCGGGTGTTGCAGAATCCTTCACTGCATCTCCAGAAGATCTATTCTCACTCTTCGACTTTACTGGAGGAATTACTTCCCTCAAGTCTACTGTCAGAGAAGTTGTTGATGGTGCTCTCTTCGAGATTACTGGTGAGATTCCTATTTCACTGCGTACCTTTGCAGAGCAACCAGAAGTACAAGCAAGAATTTTTGGAGATGTTCGAGAAGCTTATGTACCAAACTGGAATGGCAGTGGTCGCATTTCCACACTATCTGGTTCTGCAGAATCTTTCACAGTCAATCCTACAGAAAGACAACTTCTGTTCTCTATCAGTGGATTTGCCGAGGAATCATTCTCCTTCGGAAACTACACAGCAGAAGGAAATATCAATCTTTCTGGTCAACTTGCAAAGACTCCAAACCGAACATTTGCAGAACAACCATTCGGAACAATATCTGTATTTGGTGTCGCAGGTGTACTCAATGTAGATGTATATCTGGCAGAAGGTACTATCTTCTCGCGTGGATTAGTTTCAGAATCGAAAACTGTCAAGATTCCTGGATTTGTTCCATCTACTCTTCATCTACTTGGAACAGCAACAGAATCTTCTGCATTCAATCCTCCAGATATTACAACACATGTCATTCTCTCTGGAGAGATTGCTACTCCTCTACGTACATTTACAGAACAACCAACAGTTCGCGTTGTTGTCAGTGGTGCAGCAGTCGAAAGACAAACCGATGCATATCTCGGAACTGGCGCTATCTTCTCCAACGGAATCAGTTCCGAAGCGACTACCAAAAAACTTCCAGAGTTCACAGCACACCTCAATGTTTCTGGATTTGCAAGTCAGAAAGCAACATTCCGAGAAATATTCTCTGGTTCGCTATTCACATTCAGAGGATCTACTGCTCCCGAAAATCTCACGTTTGTTGAGACTAAAGAGATTGAAATTGATATTAATGGAGTTGCAGATACTCAAAGATCAAAAGTCTTTACTGGTTCTGGTCGAATCTCTACATTATCAGGTGCAGCAGAATCTGCTACATTCAATCCTCTGGAGAGACAACTTCTATTCTCTGCAACTGGATTTGCAGTTCAGAAAGTTAGTCGCTCTGAAGTTGGAACGGGAGGTATCAATCTCTATACAGAATCTGCTGATATCAGGTTCACCCCGAACTGGAATGTCGAAGGTACTATTCCTGTCAGTGGTATTGCAGAATACAGAACTGCAAAAGACTTTGTTGGTGAAGGTAGAATATCCACACTTTCTGGTGCTGCAGAATCTGCTACCTTTAATCCTCTTGAGAAGCAGTTACTATTCTCCTTTACTGGAAAAGCATCAATTGCATCTGCAGTATCTGAAGTCAAGCAAGTTGATGCAAGAATATTCGCAGAAAATGTTGATGTACATGTAGTTAAGATTGCTCCTCCTGGCGGAGGTACTGCAACCATCAGTGGTGCTGGCGTCGAAAGATCTGCAAGAGACTATATCGGTCAGATCCACATTGGTACATTCTCCGGTGCTGTAGAATCTGCTACCTTTAATCCTCTTGAGAAGCAGTTACTATTCTCTGCAACTGGTATTGCAGACTCTAGTATTAGTCGTATATTCACAGGAACTGGTAATCTTTACGCAATTAGTGGTGCAGCAGAATCTAGAGCAGTTACACCACCAGCAGAGGGTCTTTACGATATCAGCGGTGAAGCTAATATTGTTATCACTCTTTCCCATGTTGGTGATGGCAACCTCTTCGGATTTGTATCTGCTCAAGAAGCAGTTGCATACGACTATACTGGCGAACAAGTTCTGTTCGCTCTTTCTGGTACTGCAAGAGAAAGTGTTACAGCAAGCGAAGTTGTATTTGGTTCTATCTTCTCTTTCTCGGGTGCAGCAGAAAGAGTTGCATTCGCTCCAAGTCTACAAGCAGACATCAACTTTGCTGGTGTCGCACAAACCCCAAGATCAAGAGCATACGAAGGTCGTGGCAAACTTCCTGTATTCGGTGGAGCAGCAGAGTCTAGAACAATCACTTATGAAAATGTTGCAATCTTCGAGTTCATCGGTGTTGCGAGACAGAGATTTACTAAATCAGTTGTTTCTGATATCCATGTAGAAATTAGTGGTTCTGCTGTAGAATCGTTTGATAAGGCTCCTTACGTTGGTCAGACAGAAGTTCAACTCTCTGGCACAGCAGCAGAAAAAACAACTGCCAACCCACCAGAAGAAGGAACAGAAATTACAACCGATGGCGAAGCGAAAGTTCTTCGCTCTTTCGGATACGAAGGATCAGGTCAATTCAAGGTACACGGCGATACCATTATCGGTATTTCTCTCCGTATCTTTGGTACTGGATCTATCAAGATCAATGGCGATACCATCACCTCTCCACTGCTTGGACACAGACCCGATGTTAATATTATTATTCAGGGTATCGCAGCAACTGTTAAGATTAGTGTTGCTCCAAAACGTACTTATGGATGGATTATTTAACAGTATAAATATTAGCAGTAACCATTATCTTTTACGTCATGACCACCCAGGTACAATTTAGACGTGGTACTACTTCGGAACATGCCCACTTTGTTGGTGCAGAAGGTGAATTAACTATTGATACTGATAAAAATATGGCCGTCATTCATGACGGCGTAACCAACGGTGGTTTTGATGTGTTTAGGGCAAGATGGGAACGGGTTAATACCGATACCCTTCTTGGTACAAACTTGCGTTATTTGGTAGATACTACAAACAATGGCATTACTTTAACTTTACCATACTATAATAATGGACTGGTTCCAAAACCAGGAGACGTAATTGAGTTTGTTGATTCTGCATTTTCGTGGCATATAAATAATGTCACAATAACAGATCCCACTGGAAGACAATTTCAAAATAATGAAAGCGTCATAGATTCTCCATTGGTTTTTGATGTAAAAGGTGCAAAAGTTCAACTGATCTGGGAAGGAGTTTACTGGAGAGTAGTCGTATGACAATGTTCTTAAGCGATTTTTATCGCGCTTCGGATACCGTTACAACGGGTAATGGATCAGATGATTTAGGCAATGATTTTTTCATCCATGCATTACAAAGAGATGATAAGGGTATGCTTACATACACCAAAATCAGATCTATTGATCCAACTGAAATCGCTGATTTCACGCGAAAAGATGGTACACCATACCTGGATATCGCAACTGGATTGTATGACTACGTAGAAGAAACTACAGAAGAAAAGTCTCTATATAATAGTGCTGAAGATCGTTATCAACAATTTAGGTTTGATGAACGAAAAGTGTCTTATTTTGTAGACAATGACGGATACTTTGTTATTCGTTTCAATGAAGATTATGATTATACCACCGAAGGTCCCAAGTAAGGAAAGTAAACAACAATGGCTGATTTCAGATTAGGTAGATTAAAGTTTAATTGGACTGGCAACTGGTTAGCTGCCACCGATTACGTCATTGATGATATCGTCAAGTTTGGCGCGAATACTTATGTTGCGAAAGCAAATCACACTTCGTCTTCTAACGAGACTATGTGGTATTCCCAAGATGCACAATACTGGGATGTACACACAGAAAGTTTAGATAACAAAGGGGATTGGCAAGGCAGTACGTTTTATAAACTTAATGACCTTGTTAAGTATGGCAACAGCGTATATCGCGTAACCGAAGCACACACTTCAGATTCATCAGATTTCGTAGTAAACGAAACTAAACTTGAATTGTTTGTTGCTGGTTTGGTATTTGAAGATACTTACGATGGAGCAACCACATATCAACCAGGGGATATCGTATCCTATGGTGGTTATACTTATGTTGCAACAGATATTCATTCAGGATCTGCACCTAACCTATTAGTTAGTTGGGAAATCGTTACTACTGGATTTAAAGTAGTTGGTACTTGGGATGTTGCAACAGAATATAAGCAAGGAGATGTTGTTCTTCTCGGTGGTAATTCTTACGTATCAAAAACAACTAATATTGGGCAAAACCCAGGATCAAGTGCCGCTGATTGGGACTTCATTGTCGGTGGATTCACTTGGCAAGGTATTTGGGATCTTTCCACTACTTATTATCAGGGAGATGCTGTTGTACGTAACAGCAACTCGTATATCGCAGTTTCTGAATCTACTGGTGAAGAACCAGAAACGGATGCTACTGGTACATATTGGAATACTTTGGCAGAGGGTGCCCAAGCAAATGTTCTGACAGATACAGGAGATATTCTATATCGTGCTGGCGCAGGTGCTGCTCGTCTACCTGTTGGAACATCTGGTCAAGTACTTGCTGTTAGTGACGCAGGAGTTCCCCAGTGGGAAAATAACAATGTAACTGATCCGGTTTACTACGTAACCGAAGAAGGTGCTGACATTAATACTGGAGAAAATATCTCTAGATCTTTTGCTTCAATTAGGCATGCAGTAACTCAAGTTACTGGACCAGCAACTATCTACGTTAAAGCTGGTACTTACTTCGAGACATTGCCTATTGTTATTCCCGAGTATGTCTCTATTGTTGGCGACAACATGAGAACATCAACTATTAAACCAGATGCAGGTCAAAATAGTTCTGTTCTTGAACTGACTCTATCAGGAACTGTTGGAGATGAATATAAAGTAGATGGTTTATTAGTAAGCAATGGTGCTGGCACCAAAACTGCTTATGTTCTTCACACCAAGATTGTTAGTGGTAATGATGTTATTCAGATTCTACCTGTTAGTGGTGGCGACTGGACAACTGCTGATACTTATGAATCAGGAGCAGTTGATACTCCTATTTCAATCGTAGACAATGTTCTTAACGAACATGCAACATTGTTCTACATGTCCAACAAGTCTATGCTGAAAGACCTTGTTATGGATGGTATGGAAGGTTTCGTTCCTTCTGCTACCGACCCAAAAGATTTAAACACAGCAACAATCAAGGGTGTATTCCTCCGCTTGTGGCCTAACTCACCAACATCCAAGTCACCTTATATCTCACAGTGTTCTGCATTCTCGCAGGCTGGTGTCGGTGCTATTGTTGATGGTCATGTTCACAAGAAGTGGGAAGGAACCGCAACTCCATCGAACAAGTCGATGTTGTTTGACTCCTTCACCCAAATTCACGAAAGCAACGGTGTTGGTTTCTGGTTGACAAACAACGGAAACTCCGAGATTGTATCTTCCTTCACCTATTACGCACATATTTCTTATTGTGCTTCTAATGGTGGTAACATCAGATCTCTGGCAGGTAACTCTTCTTGGGGTAACTATGGTATTGTATCCTCTGGATTCAACGCAGATGAAGTTACTCTTGATGGTAGAGTCGATGGTGAAGAACTGAACTATCAACCAGAAACTCTATCTGATGTTTTCATTGTTGGTGAAAGAATCGAAGGTTTCACCTCTGGCGCAATTGCTCAAGTTCTTTCATTGCAAGTTGGCGCAGCAAAAATTCTAATCAGACCACTGAAAGGAACATTTATTGCTAACGAAACTATCACTGGTGCAGACTCTGCTTCTACTGCAGTTCTAGATACAGCAGCAACTTATCAGGATGGTCAGAAAGGATTTACTCTTATTGTTAGAGACCTTGATGCAGCACCAAAACCTGGTGGTTCTATTGAATTCATCACTGGTCCTGGCGGAGAAGGTGCAGACATCTTCACTTATGTTGTTTCTAACTCTTCATACGCAGTTCCTGATGGAAAAGGCGATTTAACTGTTGCCAGAGGTGCTTTATCAACATCTTCTGTTGTTCATGATGGTTTATCAGATATTATTAGATATACTGTTGGTGGTCAAACAACTTTGACCGCTGCGCCGTCTGCTGCCGATACCACACTTGATGTTACAAGTATTTCTGGTATGGTCAACGGTGGATTCCTGATTATTGATAATGAAATGGTTGAAGTTACTGGATTCCCAGGACCAACTCAAGTTAGTGTAACTAGAGGAGTACAAACAACAACCGCAGCACCTCATAATGCTGGTGCAGTTACAACTGCAATCACTGCATTTAACCCAACACAAACAGAAAATATTGGCGATTTAGACAACTCACAAACTTCTATCAGAGTCTTCAACGAAGATAGCATTCTTTCTGGGGACTATATCAGAATTGATAATGAGTTCATGCTTGTTTCCAGTTCAGTAGAAGATCCTAATGGTCAGGTAACCTTGATTCTTGCGGAAGAGAAACCCAATCCTTCTTACAATGGACAGAACTTCAAGATCAGATATCTGTATTCACAGGTAAGATTGACTGGTCACGACTTCTTGAACATTGGTACAGGAACCAAAACATCGACCAACTTCCCAGGTCTTCCAATTCAATCACCCGCTCCAGGCAATGAAGTTACAGAGAACTTCCCAGGTCGTGTTTATTATGTTTCTACTGACCAAGATGGAAACTTCTCGGTTGGTAAATACTTCAAAGTTAACCAGTCAACTGGTAGCACAACTTTGAATGCATCTTCCTTCGATCTGTCTGGTTTGACATCACTTCAACTGGGTTCGATTGGTGGTCAAATTGGTGAGTCTATCAACGAGTTCTCATCAGATCCCACACTATCTTCTGATAGTAACCAAAAAGTTCCAACGGAAGCCGCAGTTAAAGGATATGTAGATAGCGAATTAGTTAAACTGAAAGGTTATGCATTCTGGGCAGGTGGAATCTGATACCAGTAGGGGGGTGCCTATAGGCACCCCTTTTCATAAATAAATAAAGAATAAATCAAGCTTTTTTAAATAAGGAGAACGTTAAATGGCTTCTGGAGTCCTAGGGCAACAATCCCTGAATGCTACTACAAATACTACAGTATATACGACCCCTGCGGACACCGTATCATACGCAAATATCAATGTTGTAAACATTAATGCAACACCGGTTACAGTACGTATTGCATTATCAATTGGTACTACACCACTAGCAGCAGAGTACGTTGAGTATGAAGCAGAAATCGCTGGTTATGGTGTTCTTGAAAGAACTGGTATCGTCCTTGATACAGGAAAACGAGTCGTAGCTTTCTCTAGCGATGCAAGTGTTAGTGTGTCTGTGTACGGCGTCGAAGAATCAACTGTTTAATAAATAATAAGTATAAAGGAGCATAAAACCAATGGGACGTTCTATTAGTACACCAACAGAATCTAGAGCAAGTGTAGGGGTAACTGGTACTCATACAGCTGCAGCAGGAGAAATTCTTCTTCTCGATACTTCTGGAGGATCAACTTTTGTCGTAACTCTTCCTCTCAATCCAAGAATTGGTGATAGAGTTAATTTTATTGACGCTGCTGGAAACTGCGGGCTAGTCAAGGTAACTGTTGCCAGAAATGGTAACAAAATTGCTAACATCGAAGATGATCTAGACATTGATATTAAAAATACATCTTTAGAATTGTACTTTACCGGTACTTCTTACGGATGGTCTATTCTTTCTAACTAATTAATATTACTAAAGGAGGGATAAACAAATGTCAAGTTTAAGAGATTTACTAGATTTTGCAACAGAAGCAGATTTGCCACCAGTTACTGCGTTTGGTCAGGGTGGTATCATGTTTTCTTTCCGAGGAGTGCAATGTGCTCAAGGAAATGGTGGTGACAATTACGAAAGTCAAAGACTGTGTTGGTGTGTTCCTCCTTTAGGAGCATGTAAACTTCGGATCGAAATCTGGGGTGGTGGTGGAATGGGTTCAGGACTCCAGTGCCAGTCTCTAGGAGTTGCTGGATATTCGGGAGAATATAATAGCAGAATTCTTTGCGCCAGTGATCTGACGTTAGATAACTTTGATAACCAATGTTATCTTATGTGTGTTGGTATGGCAAACTGCTGTGCTAACTGCGTTGGTGGTTGTATGGGTTGTAAGAGTTATGTAGCCGGTCCTGGTCTAGACAACTTCTGTGCAGAAGGTGGATACGGTGGAAAGGCAAGTGGAATCTGTTGTGGATTTAATAACCCAGCGTATGGTTGCACCACCAATATTGGCAACAACTGCTGCAGCAACTGTGGTTGTACCCCAGCATATTGCTGCTGGCACGAATCAGTAAATGCTCCTTTCAACGAAGCAGCTAGAAAAGCAAAAGAAGAAGAAGGTACTTGTTATACTGGCATTACTGCTTCGTATATTCAGTCAGATTGCTGCTGCAGAAACCAAGCAGGCAGAAAGTGGTATAACCCAATGCCAGGTGGTTTGATGGGCAAGTTTGGTACATATGCAGTATATGGCTCTCATTGCACCGAGTGCACTGGAACATGCTGGACCTGCACTGAACCAGAAAGAGCAAATAATAGCGGCGGTATTTTCCCAGGTTTAGGTAGTAGTACTTGCATGTGGGGAGGTCCTCCAGGAATGGGTGGAGGTACTGGTAACCTAGGTTGTTGTTATACTTGTTACTGTGGTGGTACAGGCGCTACTGGAGCAATTAGGTTCACATTATATCCATCATCAGGAGCGTAATAAGTCATGGCTGGTATTAGAAATCTATTAGGAAGAGAATTTACTTCCACTGTTGGGGGTCTAGGTACAACCACAGAACCAATCCATGACGGAAAAGTCTGGGTTTTCATGGACATGAACCGAAATTGTTATTGTCAATGTGCAAATACTAACTGTATTTGCAGATGGTGTGTCCCATGTGGAACTACACGAGCAACTTTTGAAATCTGGGGTGGCGGTGGTGCTGGTGCTGGCAGTTGCTGCTGTATGAGCGGTGTTCCTGGTACTACAGGTGCATATTCAGTCAAGACTTTATCGTATCCAGATATTGAAGGTGGTTACTGCTACAGCATGTGTGTAGGAACTGCAACTTGTAATAGCAGCAGTCAACGTGGCTGCCGAGGATGTAAAACTTATATCACCGGATGTAACTTAACTAACTTCTGTGCCGATGGTGGATTCGGTGGATGTACTTGTTGCGGTATTTGGCAAACTGCAGGAAATTATGCTCTAGATAGAATTGATTTCTGTAGTGGGTCTGAATCCGATTGTTTAGGTTATGGTCCTTTAGCATATGGTGGAGATTGTAATATTCAAGGTAGACCAGGATTTATTAGATCCCAATGTCAGGGATCTAGTTGTGCTGTAAAAGCAATGCTTCCATATCCACCAAGAATTATTGATCATAGTGGTGGATGGTCAACTACTCATTATTGTACTAATACAACTTGTGGCGAGCAAAACCATTGCTTCATCAATATGCCATTCTCTGGAGATCCCTGGTGCTATTCCATGGGTATTCCTGGATTTGGTAATGCAAGTGCGATTAGTTGTGGTTCTACTTGCCAATGCGGCACACCAGGACCGGGTGGTATGATTCGCATCACCTATTGCTCCTGTTGGATGGGAGTCAACGCGGATTGTTCTCTACATATGTGTAACTAATAGGTTAAAATAAAATGGCATCTAACTTAAGAGATTTACTAGGTCTCCTAGATACTGGTAATGCTGAAAAAGCATATGACCCAGATACTTTATTACCATCTTATCCACTAGAAGGATACAATGTTCAATACATTGGTCCTGGTGGATATGGTATGCAGGGTATTGATACTCCAGAAGATTTCTGTAATAACTATCATTACGCTTATTATCCAAACTGGACTATCCCGGCAGGAACCACAGAGGTTCTGTTTGAAGCATGGGGTGGTGGCGGTGGCGGAGCAGTATCTTGCTGCTGTTCTCATGGACCTAGTGGCGGAGCTGGTGCTTATGCATACAAGGCACTCAAAGGTGATGATGTAGTTGCTGGATGCCAATATCAAGTTTGTGTCGCAATGAGTACTTGCAGAACTGCATCTAAATCTGGACGTAGAGGATGTAAAACTTATATTACAGGAAACGGTCTTTCTAACTTCTGTTCAGAAGGTGGATTTGGTGGTTGTAGCTATTGTAATCTTCAAAGTTGTACTTGGTTGACGCCAAGAAGAAATGAATCTCAATGCACTTATGGATGCTGTGCAGTATTCTATGGTGCTGATGGTGGTTCTCTTGGACTACCTGCAGCATACTATGCAATGTGTTATGGTAACAGATGCCACAACAAGTTCTTCTTCCCATATCCTGGTGGATTGGTAAGTGCTAAAGGAGGATATGTTTCCGCCAGACACCAGTGTGGTCACTGTAACTGTCACTACTGTGAGTGGTGTGCTGCTAAAAGGACAGTTGGATTTGGACAAGGCAACTTCTGCCATACAAACGGAGTTCCTGGATTTGGCGGAGTCACAGCATCTACTTGCGAAAACGGTCCAGTATGTGGATCGGGTGGTCACGGCGGAATGGTTCGCATTAGTTACAAGTAAATCTTATCTATTATTTTTATAAATACTATCACAAAAGGAATGTATAAAGGTCATGTCTGATATTTCTAAAGCATATTCATATAAATTACCTGATTCTTATTACGGTTCAACTTCTGTAGATGGCAATACTGCCACTGCAGTTTATAATGGACCAGCAAAAGGATTTGTTTTTGTTGGTGCAGAAGATGGTGTTCTCCATCCAGAAGAAGGTTTCCATCCTTGGTCAGGAAATCAAGAAGATAAAGACGGTATGATCACAAGAGCAGGTCTGTCTCGTCGGGTGGTAGTTCTTGATTGCACAACGAGTGATGATGATACAGTGATTGCTGCTATTTGTGCCGGACAAAATACATCTTCTGATGATTGGAATACTGTTTCATATACTTTAGATGGTGAATCAGAACCATATCACACAGAGCCAGATCCTCTTCCTCTCAATGATGTCTATGATGTTATGAATGTTACCTATGATTTAGAAGCAGAATCTTGGAATATTGATGCTATTCCTTTTGCATCTGCTCCTATGACTATGGAAGAGCATAAGCAAATGAGAGATTCTTTAATTGTACAAGCGCAAGAATTTATTGCTGCTGAAGAGAATGAAGTGACTGCAGATCAGACTACTGCTATCAATGCATACATTACGGAACTTCAAAATCTTTACACCAGATTTTCGGGCGTTCATCAAGCGAGAATCGGTTTCCCATCATGGCCTATTAATGATCCTGGTCCCGATGATGAGCAAGAAGAAGCAGGTGCTGATGTAGGACCGGGTTGATATAATCAAATAACATATACAGGGGTGGGCAAAACCACCCCTTTTTTTAGTGCCTAAATAATTATACTTAAATCATTGTAGATTGATTTTATGAGACCGAAATCATTTTTTGTTAATGGCGGCGCTGGTCGCGTGATCTGTTCGATTCCTGCTTTTGAAAAATATCAGGAAGATCATCCAGATGAAGACTTCGTAATTGTTTGTGAGGGAGGAAGCGATTTCTTCCGAGGACATCCTACGTTATACAGCAAGGTTTATGATCACTGGCACAAGAATTTGTTCCAGGATAAACTAAAGGATACGGACATTTGCACTCCAGAACCATATCGTGTCTGGGAGTATTATAATCAGAAGTGTAATCTTCCACAAGCATTTGATATCGCTATCAACAACAAGGGAATTAGAGAACTTCCAGATCCTACTATTAAATTGACCAGAGATGAATCGGTCAAAGGTATGATGATTGTTTCGGAAGTTAGACAGAAAACAAATAAAAAGAAAACAGTTGTCTTCCAACCTTTTGGTAGAGGAATTCAATCACAAGGTAACTTAATTTTTGATTCTTCTGGAAGAAGTTTTGAATATTATAATGCTATCTCTATCGTAAAAAGACTACAAAAAAAATATTCTGTTATTTGGTTCAGTGAAGTTCCTTTAAATCCTGAAGAAGCAGGTTTAAGAGATACTATTTCTATTCCAGCATCTCAAGGTGTAGACCTTCGTTCATGGGCAGGTATTGTAAAAGAAGCAGATCTTTTTCTTGGTTGCGATTCTGTTGGACAGCATTTAGCAAAATCATTTGATACTCCAGCAGTTGTTGTAGTTGGATCTACTTTTGCTGAAAATATTTCATATCCTGATTATGAAAAATTTGATCTTCTTGATATGGGCGAGGGACAAAGAGTTTATGATCCTATCAGAATCGCTATGGATGATGAATCATATAGATCAAATGATGGCATCATGGCTATGAATGACAAAGTAGAAGAGGTCATTATGAAATCAGTGGACAAACTGATGAACAAGTGGTATCGTAAACCAGAGCAAGAAGTAATATTGCCACAAGAATATGGATGTGGAGATCAAGGTTGCGATACTACACAACAATCGCCCCCAGATCAAAAGAAAGACAAACCAAATATTTTTTCGGACTTACAAGTTACCCAGGATGCAATTGCATCAAAACCACCAGGGTTTTCCAACTCTGTCAATATTGCAAAATAATTAAGGAACTGAAATGACAACTATTTTATCGATTGCCAGAGGACATAATGGCAGTACAACTTTGATGAAAGACGGAGAAATTATTTTTTATCTAGAGGAAGAAAGACTTTCTAGATTTAAATATGATGGTACTCCGTTAATGGGTATTATTAAAGCATTTGATTATGTAGATACTATTGATCATTTGGTGGTGTGTCACACGCATCGTCATGGTCCTACTTCTGACTGGACTGGAGAAGATATTTACGAATCTCTTGTAAGAAAAATTGCTAGAAAAAAGTTTGAGTTTAAGACTCACTTTATCGATAATATTCACCATGAAATGCATGCATCATGTGGATTTTATAATTCAGGATTTCAAGATGCTGCTATTGTAATCGCTGATGGCGCTGGAAGTTTCCTTGATTTAGGAGAACCCATTAAAGATGTTGGTTACGAGTTTGAAACTATCTTTGATGCTGATTACGAAAATGGTTTTGATACTGTATGGAAACATATCGGAACCCGGACTCCTTGTGGTATGTTTGAACAGGATAATGTTTTTGTTACAGAATATCCTGGTCATACAAAAATGTATGAAGCCGTAACACAATACTGTGGGTTCCCATCTATCGAAGCCGGTAAACTTATGGGTCTGTCTCCTTACGGCAAACCTAACGAAGATCTCCCTTCATTTTTTGCACCTGATGGAGAGTGGGGTAATAGAGAATTAATTATTCCAAATTATCCAAATGCTGCTGCATTAAACTATCAACGTTATGATATCTTGAAGGAAGATGTACAACGTCATAGAGAAAATGAATTTACTGATGTGCAGAAAGATCTTGCTTACAAGATTCAACAAGAAACATCAGATAGAATGGTAACATTAATTCGTAGAGCACATGAGTTAACTGGCAAAACTAATATTGTTGTCTGTGGTGGTTACGGTCTCAACTGCGTTGCGAACTACAAGTATTGGAAGGAGTTTCCTGATCTCAATATCTACTGCGAGCCTATCTCACATGACGGTGGTACTTCTATTGGTGGAGCAAAATATGTACACCACAAACTAGAAGAAACCAAGACTCCTAGCAAGCAAGAGTCTGTTTACTATGGTCCTCAATATGATCCTTCTGGTTATGAAGCAGATCTAGAAGGTCTGGAAGTTACTGAAACTTCTTACGATGGTGTCGCTAAACTGATTCGTGAAGGTAACATCGTAACTATCTATCAGGGTCGTTCTGAAGGCGGTCCACGAGCACTTGGCAACAGATCTATTCTGTTCGATCCCACCGCAAAAGATGGTAAAGATTATGTCAATACCGTCAAGCGTCGAGAGTGGTTCCGCCCATTCGCATGTTCGATCAAGAAAGAAGCAGTTCATGATTGGTTCGACCTTGCTGGTCGTGAGGAGACACCTCACATGATGTATGCTGTCAAGTGTCACGAGGGTGTGGCAGAAAAGATTCCTTCAGTTATTCATGTTGATGATACATGCCGTATTCAAACTGTAACGCCAGAGCAGAATGAGCATTACTATAATCTTATTGATGCTTTTGAGAAGTTGAGCGAAGTTCCTATCTTGTTCAACACCTCATTCAACCTGGGAGGAGAACCTCTGGTTGAAACTATTGAAGATGCTGTAAAGACTCTCAATAACTGTGATATTGAATACCTCTATCTACCAGAGATTCAGAAACTTGTCTATGCTCCAAATGATTAATCATGTGGTTGTTATCTGTAAATAGGTCCCATGATGCATCTATTTGCTTGAGTAAAGATGGCGAAGTCGTTCTACATTGTTTGGAAGAACGACTAACCCATATCAAAAATAGTCAGGAAGTAGTATACTGTTTGGATATTATTTCTTCATATACAGATACTATTGATCATCTTGTTGTTACCAACATCAATGAGGCATACAGAGATGCTCATCCGTTTTACATAGATTCTATTTTAAAAAAGAATGGTGTAAAAGTATTGCATTCTGTCATGTCTTCATCAATGCATCATTCTTTCCATGCTATTTCTGGACTTATGAGTTCACCTTTTGAGAAAGCAATATGTATTATAGTTGATGGGGCAGGTTCTGATCTTTCTCGCACATCAAAAGAAAATGAAACTATAGTAGAAGTTGAAATAAAAGATGGTGTATTTACTTATCAAAATTTACACAAAACTGTAATCGGAGACGATCCTCGTTATCCCAGTGTTTATGGTGCTGGAATGTCCTACAACGCCATTACAAAACATATAGGATTTAAGGATCTTGAAGATGGAAAAACCATGGGGTTAGCACCATATGGAGTAATAGATAAAAAATATGTTCCGTTAATTGATAGGAACGGAGCAAACCCTCTTTGTTTTAAACCTTTTATGCATGAGCATTATGGCATAACTGCTCTTTTATACAAGGATGATTTACATGCAGATGATTTGTCATTTGAAGAGAAAGCAACGTTTGCTTATAAAATACAAACCGATTTTGAAAAGTATATCTATAATCTTTGTAAGAAAGCTATGCAACTTTCTGACTGTAAGAATATAGTTTTATCCGGGGGTTGTTTTTTAAATTGTGTTTCTAACTTCAAACTTATTAAAAGGTTACCTGAAGATATAAATTTGTATGTTGATCCACTTTGTTCTGATGGTGGAATAAGTATTGGACAATCATATGTGTGCAATACAGAGTTAGTTGGATTATCAAAAGAAAATAATCTCTCATTAAAAAAATATAACCCAACATATATGGGCAGTTCCCTTGTATATGATTACCAGTTAAAAAATGATCAGCACCAAGAAAATACTGATCCGGAAAAAGTTGCTAAACTTTTGGCAGAAGGAAATATTATTGCTATTGCTCAAGGAAGATCAGAAACTGGACCTAGATCTTTGGGTAACCGATCTATTTTGTTTGATCCGAGAGTAAAAAATGGCAAAGAACTTGTAAACAAAGTTAAGAAAAGAGAATCTTGGAGACCATTTGCAGGAACAGTAATGTTAGAATACGCAAAAGAATGGTTTGATATGAATAGACTTGAAGAAAGTCCTCTCATGACTTATGCTATTGATACTCTACCAGAAAAACAAAATTGTATTTCATCAATTGTTCATGTAGACGGAACATGTAGGATACAGACCGTCACCAAAGAACAAAACAAACATTATTATAACCTTATTTCAGAGTTTAATAATTTGACGGGAACACCAATTGTTTTAAACACATCTTTCAATCTTGCTGGAGATACTATTGTGGACACTATGGAAGATGCATTAAGAACTCTAGAACAAAGTGATATTGAATACTTGTATTTACCTGATATTATGAAACTAATTTATGTTCCAAACAAATGAAAATATCTTTTGTTAATGGATGTTTTGATGTTCTTCACCCTGGACACATCGAACTTCTAAAATACGCTAGGTCCTTTGGAGACTATCTCATTGTTGCTATTGATTCTGATAGAAAAGTTGGAGAAATGAAAGGTCCTGATAGACCTATTTTTTCGCAAGGAGATAGGTCAAACATGTTATCGTCAATAAGATATGTTGATGTGGTTCATGTGTTTGATACCAAGGAAGAGTTAGAAGACTTGCTGGAATCGATTAAACCTGATACAATGGTGGTCGGTTCTGACTGGAAAGGAAAAGAAGTAGTAGGTTCGCACTATGCAAAATCAGTTCGGTTTTTTGATCGACAAGGAGAATACTCCACCACCAAAACAATTGAAGGTACTCCTTATCGGTGATACATGCATTGATAGATATGTGTATGGTACGTGCTCTAGATTGAGTCCAGAAGGTCCTGTGCCGGTCCTGGAGCAAACCAGGATACAAGAGACTAGAGGCATGGCATGGAACGTCAGAGACAATCTGATGGCGTTTGGAATAGACGTTTACATCATGACTAATGAAGAGATGCCAATCAAGACAAGATTTGTTGACGAGAAATCAAATCATCAGATCATGCGATTGGATGAGAAGGATGAGGTGAAACCATTTGAATGGGAGATACCAGATCAAGACTTTGATGCAATGGTCATCTCTGACTACAATAAAGGATTATTGACCGAGGAGAAAATCTTTGAACTATGTGACTGGTTTAAAAGACCTGTCTTTATCGATAGTAAAAAGACTAATCTGCCAAGACAGTGTTTCATCAAACTGAATGATGGAGAAGCACAGAAGTTGGAAGGAAAATATCCTTTCTTGATTACTACAAAAGGATCGGAAGGTGCTACTTTCAAAAATAGATTGTATCCTGGAACTAAAGTACCTGTGTTTGATGTAGCAGGTGCCGGTGATACATTCTTATCTGCTTTGGTATTCCATTATCTTAATAATGGTATAATGGAGTCTGCTATTCCTTTTGCAAATAAAGCAGCTGCTATTGCTGTATCTAATCCAGGAACATACGTACTAACAGAAGGTGATATAAATGAAATATGTAGTTGACATTGATAATACAATTTGTAGTCCTACTATAGCCAGGAACTACGAAGATGCTGAACCATGGCACAATAGAATTGACAAAATAAATAAGTTGTATGATGAAGGTCACATCATAGTGTACTTCACTGCCAGAGGAATGGGTAGGTTTGACGGAGATCCTGATGCGGCATGGAAAGCATCTCAACTCCTAACAGACTTAACCACAAAACAATTAGATACTTGGGGATGCAAGTATCATGATTTGATACTAGGAAAACCACACGCTGATTATTTTATTGATGATAAAGGAATTAACTCTAATGACTTCTTTTAAACACGTACCTAAAGGTTGGGGATATGAAAAGTGGATTGTCAATAATGACAAATACTGTGGAAAACTTTTATTCTTTGAGCCAGGAAAGAAATGTTCTTGGCACTATCATGAGTTGAAAGAAGAAACATTCTATATCCACTCTGGTAAGATACAATTAGTATATGGATATGAAGATGATTTTGCTGATGCAGATACAGTAATATTAAAACCTGGAGACAAATTTGAAGTCCCCAGGTTATTGCGTCATCAGATGTTAGGTTTAGAAGAGACGGAAATGTATGAGTTCTCTACTACGCACTTTGACTCTGATTCCTATAGGGTTCTGACTGGAGATTAACATACTCTTGAACTGTTTTAAATTTATATCCAAACCAATCCATAGAAGTTCTTGTATCATATTGATACTTACCTTTTAGATTTTCGGGGAAGGGGATCTCTATGATCTCCGCCCCGTATTTTTTTGCAATAATTTCTGCAATCTCTTTGAAAGAATATGAATGATTAGATCCCATATCGTAAATACCAGATCCACATTTATTGTTTGGAACAATATTAACGATGTCGTCTACACAAATAAAGTCACGATATATATTTTCAGATCCTTCAAAAATTTTAATCTGTCCAGTAAGTTTTGCTTGTTCAGTAAACTTACTAATAGGACTGCGTTGATCTCCTTTATGCTCTTCGCCGTCGCCATAGACATTGAAGAATCTAAATCCTTGAATTTTATTAAACTTGTCAATATTATCTTGAACCCAATAATCTACTTGAACTTTAGTCATTGCATAATAGTTCAATGGATTAATAGTTCCATCTGTTAGGTTTCCATACACAGAAGCAGACGAAGCATATCTTACAGGGATTTGATATTCTATTGCTTTCTCAAATAACTTTATTGTTAGTTCCACATTATAAAAATGAAGTCTATTAAGATCTTTTTCTGTTGTTGATGAGATTGCACCCATGTGAATTATTTCATCAACATCTTGCCATCTATTAAATCTTTCTAAAATGTGAATGGCATTATGTTGTTCTACGCCAAGGTTTTGTTCGTATTTTTTAGCAAAATGAGATCCAATAAAACCTGCACATCCTGTAATCATTTTCATTATCTTAACCTCATTATAAATAGTTTTAACATAAAGTGTATTTATCCACGACTAGGGGAAAGGCATGTCATCACACCCAACGTTTGGTTACTTGGCGGGGGTAATTCCAAGTACGCCGAAAAGGAATACTTTATTGTACACTGCACAAGCATCCGAGCTTGCTGAAGGTACAGTTATTGTAACTCACAAAAATCCTTACCCCACGAAGATTAGAATTCTTGTTGTAGACCAAGCAGATTTAGCAAGTGGAATTCCCCAAGTTGCGACTAAATCATTCTGCTATTTTAACACATTTATTGGTGAAGGGGACACATTCGAGACTCAATCATTATTCGTTTCTGATAATCAATCTTTATTAGTATGGTCTGACCGACCAGATACAAACTTTGTATTCCAGGGTTCTGTAGTTACTCTCCCAGAACTTGGTTCTGGTCTTATTGCTTCCAAGGTAGTTGATAAAGAAGAGCGACAAGAGATTCTCTTTACCAATGCTGCTGATGATCAAAAAACGGTAAACATCTTTGCTTGTAATAAAGGTGCTGACGTAGCCAGAATCCGCATGGGTGTTGCGGATTCTGGAAGACCATATCCATATATTGATGCGACAGAATATTATGACTTCAACATTAAGTTGAATCCTGGTCAAACATATTCTAGATTATCCGTAAGAGTAGGTGGTAATAAAAGTTTAATTGTTAGATCTGATAGTAGCAATGTAAACTGGGTTGCATTAGGAACCTCAAATTTTGAAGCAACTACTCAAGTAAGTCTTGCACTTCCCGGAAACTTATCTGTTGGCGGGACTGCTACTTTCCAAGGAGAATCTACATTTACTGATGATATAACTATCAACTCGTCAGAGATTGATTACAGTCTTTCAGTTCTTCGTGGATACAATGTAAGTGCTGATAACACTTGGTATATTGATAGTAATACTGGAACATCTCAATTTGCCAATACAAATGTTACGTCAGACTTAACAGTTGGTGGGTCTATCAATGTCAATAACGGAGCTTTTACTGTAGATCCAGCAACAGGTGATGTGTCTGTTGCTGGCGCACTTTCTGCAGGAACTTTCAATTATGAAATCTCTATTGACGGTGATTTAGATCTTCTAAATAATAGAGTGATAAATATGGCAGAACCACAAGCAGCAAGTGATGCTGCGACACGTAGGTACGTAGATAACTACGCTATAATTTATGCGGTTGCTCTCTCATAAGAACGAATCTGGAGTTTTAGATGGCTAAAAAACAAATTAAAAATTACGCCTTTAACCCAGGTGTTGCAGGAGCAGGTACTTTAAAATTTGTTGGTAGGTATAGAGAGGAAGAACTTCTTCTGATTACTAATGTCACTGCTGGAGATATTCTTTCTTCTTTTGCTGATGCATCTAAACCAATTTCTCTTGATTATATTCTTGTAAATCCATTAAGTACTGATACTGATTTTCCTTCTGCACACAACGAAGCAGATTATCTTACTGTTATTACATTTTTGTATGACACTACACAATACAATTCTGATGATGCTATTCAAATCTTTACAGAAAATGAAGAGCAAATAGTTAGACCTTGGGATTTTGGAACTGATGCTATTGAGCGTACTCGCGTAGCTCAACCACAGTCAATGCTTGATGCTGATTTTGAGTATGGCATTCAACCAACAAAGTGGCAATCTCTTGATATTTTTAGAAACTATCCATCTTTGTTTGAGATTCCTGGAACTAGTATTGGCGTTGCCGCAATTACTTCTGATGCATCAGCCGGAACAAATTTTATTGGTCCTTCTAGAATTACAATCCAATCTGTATTGGAACATGGTCTTTCTGAAGGAGATCCGATTAATGTTCGCGGTGTTGATGATTCGGTTTTTGGATATAGTAAAGCAGAAGGATCTTTTGTTGTTGCTGGTGTAGCAAGTACAACTGAATTTGATTTTTTCGCTAAAGGTAAGGTAGGTACTTTACAAGGAACTCAACTCCTCACTAACTTTACTGATGTTAAGAAAGCTGGATTTTACACTGGCGCAGAAATTGGTAGTCCATCATTAACTGTTCTGTCTCAAGGTGCTACAGGAAATGTATTATCTGATCAGGTTTCTCCTTCAGGTCAATCTACTATTGGTTTAGATGTATCAGCAGTAGTTCCCCCAACAGGAGCTCCTATCATTGGTGTGGGTGTATCAAGTGGTTCTCAAGTTACAGCAGCAGTTGCATCTACATTTGATAAAGAAGTAACCACATCATTTGTTGCTCCAGTCTCAAGTATTGTTTTAAATGATGTTACCAATATTGAAATTGGACATGCTGTATCTGATGAATCTGGAGGAAACATTTTTGTAACTAATATTGCTGATAATGAAGTATTCTTTTCTGGAAATATTTTAGCAGATAAAAGTGGTAATAACCTCAATCAAAATTTTCAAAGTGTTTCTCCCGTAAATTTTGGACAAGGTTATGGAGCAAAATTTGATATTGATAGAACTGGAGGAGCATATTCTGCTACTGTATCTACAACATCTTTCTTCCCTAGTTTACAACCAGAAGGTTATTCAGGTACATTTGGTAACGGAGTATCCTTTAATGTCGTAGCGGATCATTCTTCTGGAACATACACGACGGTAGTTCAAGTTGCTCCTGGAGTTGCTTATTCTGCTACCGAAACAGTAACTATTCTAGGTACATCATTAGGAGGTGCTTCTCCTGCTAATGATTTAATTATTACTATCGACACCGTAGATGCTTCTGGTTCTGTTCTTACATTTACCGCTAGTGGATCGGCAACCGCAACATCATCTAATCCTAATGTTGGTCAGGTTTATACTGCTGGAGAAACACTGGTAATCTATGGAACACAACTTGATGGTTTATCCCCAACTAATGATTTAAAAATTAATATTTTAACTGTAGATACCGGTGGAGAAATTCTTACTTTTAATGTAACTGGAACTGGTATTTCTCCGAATCAAGATTATTCTGGCATTGTTGGATCTGGAGGGACTGGACAAAATTCAGCATTAAATGTTGAAAGAATTGGTGGTGGTTTAATAGAAACTCAATTATACGAACTAACTGTTGGTGGTGTCATTGAAACCGGTGATGATTTTCTCTTAACATTCAGTGGCGGTGTCGTAGGATCAGCAAACTATACTGCATTAGCAGGTGATACAATCACTGGTGTTAGAAATGGATTGATCGATGCAATTAATGCCGAATCAATTGCTGGCAATATAGATGTATGGGCATCTCCTGGAGATACGTCAGAAGTTCTTTATGTCGAAGGTTTGACTGGCGGTGTTGCTTTTCAACTAGTTCAAACATTAACTGATTTAGGTGGAGCATCTTCAGATGGTCAATCGTTAGTGGTTCAAGAGAATAGAGCAGCATCAAATACTTCAGGCACACCTACATACACGGTTACTATTGCTAATCCTGGTAGTGACTATACTATTGCGGATACCATCCTTGTTCTTGGAAATCAATTAGGTGGTAATAGTCCAGAAAATGATTTAACTATCAGTATTCAAACAATTGATGCCAATGGTGGCATTTTAACCTTTAATCAAGCAGGAGCTCCTTCAAGTGGAGATGCGGTATACGAAGGGTTAACTCCACAACAAGCTGCTGTTGGTGCCACTGTAAAGGCAACCATTAATGATGATGGAGATTATGTTGCTATTGTTGGTTCCCCCGGAGCAGATTATGCAATTGGATATGAACTATTAGTTGATGGTGGTATCCTAGGAGCAGTTTCTCCTGCAAATGATATGACTGTCACTGTAGAAAGTGTTGATTCGTCTGGATCTATTTTAGAAGTATCTGCTACTGGTCTTCCAGCATCTGGAGATGCGATTACTTTTAGACCATCAATGACTCTATCAGAACCGTTATTCCAATCGGTTCCTGATAGTACATCATTTTCATATAGTTCTATCGCAAAGATTCAAGCATCGTTTGCTTCAAATCATGGTTTACTTCCAGGAAGTCAAATACTGGTATCAATTACTTCTAATGGAACAAACCATTCTCTATGTTCAGGACCTTTCTTTATCGACAGTGTTCCATCTTTAACGTCTCTGGTATATACTTCTAGATCAACTGGTAATGTTAGTACTAGTTCCACTTTGCAAGGTTCTATCACTGCTAGATCTGATACATTCTATGTCCACAGACCATTTGATGGTGGTGTTCAGATCGGTACAGGATCTCCTGCACACGGCGCACAGGCAATTCGTCAGTCTAAAAAGTATATCAGATATCAGTCTGGTAAAGGTATCATGTATACCACTGGTGTTAACTTCGCTCCTTCATATGATATTAGAAGTGTTATTGCAGAAGGAACAAGCATTGGTTCTGTGATTGAAGTAGTTACTGACGATATCGATCACGGACTACAAGTAGGAGCAGAAGTTGTTTTAGAAGGTATTACGTCAACAGGATACAATAATACTTATTCTGTTACAGAAATTGTAAATGAAAATACTTTCAAAATCGAGGCAATAGAGGTTTTAGAAGAAACCATTGCAAAGTTTGGAACACAACCTCAAGTAGGTTTATATGCTTGGAAAGGTGCTACTGTCAGATCTGGTTGCTTCGATGAACAGAATGGAATCTTTTTCCAATATGACGGAACAAACTATTCAATTGGTTTGAGATCTTCTACATTCCAGTTAACAGGAACTCTTTCTGTCGCATCTGGATCCAATGAAGTGACAGGTACAAATACTAGGTTCAGAGAACAATTAAAAGCAGGAGATAGAATTGTAATCAGAGGCATGACTCATATTGTCACGTCAGTTGAAGATAACACTACGATGTTTGTAAATCCTGACTACCGTGGAGTTTCTGGAGTTTCCAATACCAAAGCAGCATTTACTAGAGAAATAGTAATTCCTCAATCTCAATGGAATCTTGATCGCTGTGATGGAACCGGTAAGTCTGGTTATAAGATCAATGTTAATAAGATGCAGATGATCGGATTCCAGTATTCCTGGTATGGTGCTGGTTTCATTGACTGGATGCTACGTGGTCCAAGAGGAGACTATATCTTCTTACACAGACTCAAGAACAACAACCTCAATACAGAGGCATACATGAGATCTGGCAACTTACCAGTTAGATATGAAGTTATGAATGAAGGTCCTGGTGCAAGACTTGGAGCTCCTTTGTCTCCTACATCTACTGATATTACTTTGGATGATGCATCTTTATTCCCATCTTTCGGAACTCTTTATATTGATAACGAGATCATTCGTTACAACAGCAAAAATGGAAATACTCTCTCTGGTTTAACTAGAGCAGCAACTTTATCTAATTTTGCAGCAGGATCTCAAAGGTCTTACACTGCAGGTAGTGCTGCATCCCATACAAAAGATACTGGGGTTATTCTTGCTAGTGTAACTGCCACTCCACAGATTAATCACTGGGGTTCTGCGTTCCTTACCGATGGTAATTTTGACGAAGATCGCGGATATATTTTCTCATACAGACTACCAACAGTTCAGGTAGGTGTCATCAAGTCTACATTGTTCCTTATCCGTCTATCACCTAGCGTATCCAATGCAATCATTGGTGATCTTGGCGAAAGAGAACTGATTAACAGAGCACAGTTGCTATTGAAGAACATTGATATCGTTGTGGAGGGTGGACAGAATACACAAACGGTTATTATTGAGGGTGTTCTCAACCCATCTAACTACCCAACAGTACCATCTGATGTTTCTTGGGACGGTTTGAACAACCAGGGTGCTGGTGGACAACCATCATTCGCACAAATTGCTACTTCTGTTGATTGGGGTATTCAAGAAGTTGCTATTACTGCACAAAACGCCCGTGACAACGGCAATCGTAATTACCATTATTTCAGTCCTAATGATGTTTCTGGTGTCAGAATCGGTGATAACGTTTCTACTGTTGGTGCTGACGGTAAGAACTTCAGTGGTGGTGAAACTGTTACTGGTATCTTCAACTCTGGTGCATTCCCTGGTTTAGTTTATATCGTATTCTCTAGTCGAATCGACGCAGGTGCAACAAATCAAACCACCTTCACCTTCACATCACTTGCTGGTTCTACTGCACAACCAGGCGAACAGGTATTCTCGTTCACGGCAGGTTGTGGTAGTGGAGACCGTGATGGTATTGATCTATCTGGTCTTAAGGAACTCACCAATACTCCAATCGGAGGAACAGGAGCATTCCCTAATGGACCTGACGTATTAGCAATCAACGCATTCCTATCTAATGGATCTGATGTTGATGTTACGATCAACTTGAGATGGTCCGAAGCACAGGCATAAGGAGTAACTAATGGCAGAACCCTCAAGTAGACAAGAACTTAAGGAGTATTGTTTAAGACGTTTAGGTCATCCAGTTCTTGAAATTAATGTAGATGATGATCAACTGGATGACCTTATTGATGACGCTTTCCAATATTATAGAGAGCGTCATTTTGATGGCGTCGAGCATATGTATCTCAAGCATGAGATTACAGCAGAAGATGTAACACGTTTTGATAGTGCTGATGAAACGTCATCAACACTAGCTCCTGATGCTGCCACTTGGTTGAATAGAAAAAACTTTATTGAAGTTCCAGAACATGTAGTTGGCATCTCTAAAGTGATGGGTATCTCATCTAACTTTGCGAGAAACAATCTCTTTGGTATGAATAACCAATACTTCCTGATGGACATCTTTTCGTTCTCATCAGGATTTGCTTTTGGTAACTTTGATATGTCAAATTATTATATGCTTAAGACATACTTTGAAACTCTTGACATGATTGTTCAAACTGGATCATTAGTTCAGTTTAGATTTAATCAAAGACAGGATAGACTATTCATTGATATTGATAAAAGCAGAATGGTTGAAGGCAATTATTTGTTGATTGAATGTTATCGTTATTTAAATCCAGACGATTTTACTCAAGTTTATAACGATAGTTTTGTTAAACAATATCTTACATCTTTGATTAAAAGACAGTGGGGACAGAACCTAATCAAGTTTAACAACGTACAACTGCCTGGTGGTGTATCACTCAATGGCAGACAGTTGTTTGAGGATGCACAAAAAGAAATTGATGCTCTCATGGAGAAAAGTGCAACCTACTATGAACTTCCCCCAATGGATATGATCGGATGAAAAGTATCTACTTCCCGCAACATGGTGGTGTTAACACCGAGCAGAACCTTATCCAAAGTTTAGTGGATGAGCAGATCAAATTGTTCGGCAGTGATGTCTACTATCTTCCAAGGAAGATGATTAAAGATGTAGCACTCAACGATGTCTTGTATTCAGAGTTTACAACTCAATACATGATCGAAATGCTATTGATCAATGTTGAGGGATTTGGATCACCATCTGAATTCATTAGTAAGTTTGGTCTACGTATCACTGATGAGATTACCATGGTGGTATCACAGAACAGATGGAGTCAAGTATTCCAAGAGTTTGCTGACATTACTACTGTGGATGGTAGACCAAATGAAGGAGATTTAATCTATCTACCACTTACAGAAGATCTATATGAGATCAAGTTTGTAGAAAGAGAAGCACCGTTCTACCAGTTAGGTCAGAACTACATTTATACATTGACTGCAGAGATTTACGAGCTTGGCAATGACGAGTTCGAGACAGGCATTGAAGAGATTGATGTTATTGAAGAGATCTTTGCTCCTTCGATTACTCTTGCTATGGATACTGATGCAACAACTCATTATTCATTGGGTGAGATTGTAACTGGTGGCACGACAGGAACTACTGCAGAAGTATCATTCTGGGATAGAGATACTCACGAACTTAAACTCATTAATAGGACAGGCAACTTCACTCCGGGAGAAACTATCACTGGCGGCACTAGTGGAACAGTACAGACTAGTGTGGATGTAGATAATCTATCTCTAGAAAACGTTGAGTATGCCGACAATAAATATATTGAAACAACAGCTGATGATCTTCTCGACTTTACCGAGAGGAATCCATTCGGTGAATATGGAAACGTTACTGGTGAGTTCTGATGTTAGGTCCACATTTTTATAACGAAGCGATTAGGAAAACAGTAATCAGTTTCGGAACATTATTTAATAATATTGAAATTAGAAAAAAAGATCCTTCAACTGGTGATGTGATCGAAGCAGAGAAAGTTCCTCTTGCTTATGGACCCAAAGCAAAGTTTTTGACACGACTAGAACAGAACCCTGACGTTGATAAGAAAGTTGCTATTACATTACCAAGACTATACTTTGAAATGACCGGTCTTAATTATGATAGTTCTAGAAAAACTGCGCCTACACAAAAGTATCGTACAGTAATTAATGATGATGGTACGGAAGTAAAAGTACAATACGTTCCAGTTCCCTACAATATGGAATTTGAACTTGGTATCATTGCCAAGTCTCAAGATGATGGTTTACAAATCCTTGAGCAAATCCTTCCATACTTTCAACCTAACTTTAATGTTACGGTTAATATGATTGCTGATATGAATGAGAAGAAAGATATTTCTATTATTCTTAATGGCATCAGTCATGAAGATGATTGGGATGGTGACTTTTTAGAAAGAAGAAGTATTGTATGGACTCTTAACTTTACCGCAAGATCTTACATCTACGGTCCTTATAGTAAGAGTGGTCTTATCAAGAAAGCAACTGTATACGAAACCATTGGAGATCCCGATGTTGGGAAAAGAGAAGTTGCTCTTACATATACACCCAAAGCATTGGAAGATAAGAATGCTGATGGTGTGATAGATGCTGCTGATGACGCACTTGTCGTCAGTACAGATGACTTTGGATTTAATGAGGGGATTGAATTATTATGAGTACCTTTGAAAATAATATGGAAGACGTATTTGATATTGAAGTTGAAAACAAAGAGACTAAAATCGAAGCATCGAAACCAGTTCCAAAAAAAGAAGATAAAGATCACCAGGATAAAGATTATGATTATACCAGAGCACAACTATACAACCTCATAGACAAGGGTCAGGAGGCGTTCAACGGGGCGTTAGAGGTTGCACAGGAGTCAGGGCACCCAAGAGCGTATGAAGTCGCTGTGAACGCCATGAAGCAGGTTGCAGACACCACTGATAAACTGATTGATTTGCAGAAGAAGATGAAGGATCTTGAGTCTCCTACCAAGCGTGAGACTAACAACACCACAAATAACTTATTTGTTGGTAGTACAGCAGACCTTCAAAAGATGCTCAAACAAATAAATAAAGAAAAAGCAGAAGACTAATGGCAATCTTTAAAGTAGTTCAACACATTGGTGATCTGACAGATAATTCTGATGGTGTAATTACTAGCACTGGACACACTATTAGAACTGGATTATACAGAATTTCTAATGCAGCTACAAACCCAGCGCATTTTTCTATTAATGGAAATCCTAATGCAGGAACAGATTCTGATACTGCTCATGTTCTTTCTGGAACTGATATTATTATCAAGGGTCATTCTCCTAAAAGAGCAAATATTATTGCAGCATCAGCAGCAACATCATGTGTATTAACTACCGAAGGAAATAGTCAACCTTTTGCTGTTGGCGATTATGCAACTCTCACAGGATCTTCAGTTGCTGGATACAATACTGCTATCACTCATGTAGAGATCACTGCTGTTAGCGGAACATCAATTACTGTTAATGCCAACACCAGTGCTTTAGCAGCATTTACTGGTTTGGCAACTCTTTCTAAATCAGCAAAAGTTTCTGCTCAAGGTGATACAAATAATGGTCTTGAAGTTTATATAGACGAAGTTGCTGTTGTTGGTGGTTGATAAATATGAAGTCGTTCAAACAGTTAAGGCATGACATCTCCGAAGGAGCAACCTGGACAAAAAAATCAGGACAAAACAAATCTGGAGGACTTAATGAGAAAGGAAGAAAGTCTTACGAAAGAGAAAATCCAGGATCTGACCTTAAAGCACCAAGCAAGAAGGTTGGAAATCCCAGGAGGGCATCCTTCTGCGCTAGAATGAAAGGCATGAAAGCAAAACTTACTAGCAAGAAAACGTCACGAGATCCTGACAGCAGGATTAATAAATCATTACGTGCGTGGAATTGCTAATATAACTAGTTATAATAATATTTTAATACCATGGGTATGAGATTTAACGCATCAGATATTTACCGTTTAATCAAAGCATGTGAGACTTATCAGGAAAAAACTGGTTCGGAATATATGTGGGATGAATATTCTGAAGTCATTAAAAAATTAAACCATTACAAGCATGAATACTTGCTTGAAAATGAGGAAATCGAAACAAATACAAGATAAAAATATTGTAAATATACCTACATATTGTAGTTGATAAAACTACTATGAAAGTTTTAATTGCATTATTGATTTCACTCTTTATTGCTGCTCCAGTGTGGGCAGTGGATGTATCAATGGGTGCTGGTGGCAACCTAGTATTTGAACCAAACGAGATCTCAATCTCTGCAGGCGATACGGTCCACTTCATCAATGAAGCATTACCTCCACATAACATTATTGTAGAAGGTCGTGCAGATCTTTCCAGAGAAGCACTATTGTTTGCTCCTGGAGAAACACAAGATGTTGTATT